TTGAAATTTGTACACACGGGGGAGAGTGTGGCGTTATCTGATACCTGGCTGAAGGCCAATAGCGGCAAGCTGCGTGAGAAAACCGAAGAGCGGGCTGACCGTGATGGCCTGAGTGTGCGGCTGTCGCCAAAGGGAAAGGTGACCTGGCAGATCCGGTACCGTTATGGGGGCAAGCCTCAGCGGCTGGACCTGGGTACCTATCCGCTGCTGGGGCTGAAGGATGCCCGGGAAGAAAGCCACAGGCTGCGTGCCAAGCTGGAACAGGGGTATGACCCCCGGGTTGTTCGGCAGGTTGAGCGGCAGGCCATCATCACGGCGGATTCCCTGGAGCAGCTCTTTCGGCAGTGGTACCAAGCCTACTGCGTCAAGAATAAAAAGGGGCACAGGGAGGTGCTGCGCTCGTTTGAGCTTTATGTGCTGCCTGCCATCGGTGCGCTCCCTGCCAGGGATGTGACGCTGCATCAGTGGCTGGACCTCCTCGAGCAACGTGCTCAGTCCTCTCCCTCCATTGCTGAGCGGCTGCTCACCAACGCCAAGCAGATGTACAAATGGGCATTGCGCCGGCGGCTGGTGGAGCAGAACCCCCTTTCTGATATCCAGGCGTCCCATGACCTCCAGATCAAGAAGGCAACCGGCAGCCGGACCCTGGCCCCGGAAGAGATCCGGATGATGTGGATGGCGGCGGATCAGTCGCGCATGGCGCCTAAGAACAAACTGTTTCTGAAGTTGTGCCTGGTATATGGGTGCCGAAACGGTGAGCTCCGGTTAAGCGAGAAGGCCCATTTTGATTTCGATAACAAGATCTGGACGGTGCCCCAGGAGAATCACAAGCTGGGCAAGATGACGGGTAAGCCGCTGGTGCGGCCGATTGTTCCCGGGGTTGAGCCATTGCTGCGTGAGGCGTTTCAGCTGAGCGGGCGGGGAAAGTATCTGTTCAACAATGCCGGGACCAGTCAGCCCATGGGCAAGAGCTCGCCGCTGGCATTGCCGTATAACGTGATGCAGTGGCTGCGCCGGCACAAAGGCTATGAGATGGCGCACTGGTCGGTGCACGATTTGCGACGGACGGCCAGAACCAACTTCTCGGAATTAACAGAGCCGCATGTGGCGGAAATCATGCTGGGCCATAAGCTGCCCGGGCATTGGCAGGTGTACGATCACTACGACTATCTGAAGGAGCAGGGCGCGGCCTACCGCAAATGGTGGGCCAGGCTGGCCCAGATCGTCGGGCAGGATTAAGCGGCCGTTCTGGCCGCTTCCTGCTCCTCCCAGGCATCCACATCTTCAATGGCCCAGAGATTATGGCTGCCGGACGGGCGCAGCCGTGGCTGTGGGAAGGGGTTGGCGTCCTTGTTCATCCAGCGGAACAGGGTGCGGCTGGAGCAAGAGAAGCGCTCTGTGAGCTGCTTGGTGGTGTAGTAGCCCTTCGTCATGATGCACCCACCTGGCAGCCTTCCGCCGTTGTGTTGATGGCTTCAATGCGGCTTTGGTGCTCATCCAGCGTATCCGGTACCGGGTTTGCTCGGCAGGGCGCGGCCAAGGGGCAGCAGCTGCAGCCGGCAATAGGGCCGTGCGATCGGAATTGATGCTCGCAGATAGCTTTTGCTCTCTCGCTGAGGGTAGCCATGCCCAGCTGCTGCAGGCGTTGCTCATCGGTGACCATGGTGGCTCCTGTGTTCATGCTGCTGCCTCCATTGATTGAACCATATTTGCCTCCACCAGTGCCCGGCAGGGGTAGGGTGAGACGCTGTTGCCGCACATCTTCACTTGGTCGGCCTTGGTGAGGCGGGTGCCGTCAAAGGTGTGGGTGTGGATGTAGTCGGCCGGGAAGCCCTGGGCGGCGAACAGCTCGTGGGGCTGCAGCATGCGCATGCCGATATCCACGATTTGGTAGGGCTCGCCTTTCACCATCACCAAGCCGTAGCGGTCCCGGGTTGGAATGGTGCCGATTGGGTCGGTAATAGAATGGCCGCCGGTTTCTTTTCCGTAATACTTCATCAGGAAGGCCCGGACTTCCCCGTGGTGGGTGCCCTGGGCGCTGATGGTGTGCAGGGGCTCCCGGGCGTCGTGGCCGACGTTGCTGCCCCGCAGCTTCACCATGTGGCTGGTCACCAAGCTGTGGTGGTCCACGGTGGTGACGGTGCCCAGGGGTTTGCGCAGGTCGGTACCGACTACGCCGGTGTAGTGTTTGGCGAGGAAGGCTTGAACCAGCTGCCCATGGTTGCCAGTAGGGACAATGGTGGGCATTGGCTTCTGAATGGATAAGGTGCGCGGGCGTTGCCCTGGGGCTTCGCTGTAGCGCGGCACCATGTACGGTATAGAAATACCGGAGCTGGTGGGCGCAATGAACGGGTCGGCTGATTCGACCACAAACCGGCGGATACCCTCGGCGATCCGGCGGCAGGTGGCGTCGGCCAGCGGGCGCTTGCGTTCGAAGATGCTGGGGCAGGGTAGGCTCCAGTCGATGATGGCCGCCGCGGTGCGGTAAGGCCTGAGTCCCGGTCCGTGGGTAGGCTTGGGCCAGGCAATGGGCTGGCCGTCGCAGCGGGCGACCAGGAACAGGCGCTTGCGGATGGTGGGGGCGCCGTAGTCGTGGGCGCGCAGTTCTTTCCACTCTACCTGGTACCCGTGGCTTCTCAGGGCGTTCACGAAGCTGCGGAAGGTGTGGCCCTTGCGCTTGGGGCAGGGAAGGTGGATCACGCCGTCTGGGGTCTTCTTCTTGATCACGGGGCCCCAGGTGACGAACTCTTCCACGTTCTCGAGCATGATCACCCGTGGCTTTACGGTACCCACCCAGCGCATCACTACCCAGGCCAGGCCGCGCACCTGCGGGGAAATCGGCTTGCTGCCCTTCGCCTTGCTGAAGTGGCGGCAATCCGGGCTGAACCAGGCGAGACCTACCGGTCGGCCCTGGGTGACCTCGCGCGGATCCACATCCCACACGGATTCGCAGTAGTGCTTGGTGTGGGGGTGATTGGTTTCGTGCATGGCCAGTGCCACCGGGTTGTGGTTGATGGCGATATCCACGGGCCGGCCAATGGCCTGCTCGATGCCGGTGCTGGCACCACCGCCGCCGGCGAAGTTGTCCACGACCAGTTCATCGAAGTTGAAGCCGGCTTGGGGGTGGGTGCGGAAGTGGTTCAATGGGCACCTCCATTCCAGGATCGGGCCGGGTCGGAATCCCATGCCAGAAATTGGAGGAAGCTATCGAAGCTATCCTCGAATTCGCGGTATCGTTTGTAACGCTCTTTCGCTCGACGCTTGCGGGCAGGCAACTGGCGAACAGGGCCCATGCCCTGATATTCCACGCGCCAAGTAGGGTGACAGGGATATACGGTGCCCGGTTCGTCCTCATCAAAAAGCACACCGATGTGGTGGCCGCCATCCTCGGCGATGACGCCCGGCTTACCGTTAACGACTACCCGGCGCCCTATTTCGGCAGGGACGCCATAGTAATCACGGGCGTACTTGCATGGCTTACCCATGGTCGCTCTCACCTCCGTTATTGGCGCAATCGCTTAGCGCCGACCGGGCCCGGTCGATCATCGCATCCATCCGGTCCAGTTCTGGTTGATCACCTGGATCGGTTAGGTTGCCTTCAGCATTGGTGGAGCAGTCATAGAAGGCGTCACGCTCTGCAATGGCGAAGCGGAGAAGTTCCTGGGTGCTCTCAATTAATGCGTTCATGCTGCCTCCCGAAGTTTGTATTCGCCGGGTTTTACTCGCTCGAAGTGTGCGCCGGCGATCTGGCGGATCTTCTCGCGCCAATGCGGGTTGTCGGTGGGGCGATTGTTTTCGATGCAGGCATAAATCTGGGGCAGGGTCGCCTGACCACCACAGATGCGAAGGGCGGCATAGACGGTTTCGCGCCAGACTCCGGCCTTGCTGCCGTTTCCCACGAACAGCTCCCGGAATTCCCGTTTCAGCGACTCGAGTGCATGCACTTCGCTGTACAGGAACAGCCCGGACATCACTGTTTTCCGTTCCTTGGTGAAAGTGGCGAACATCAGGGGCTTGGTGATGCGCTCGAACAGATTCCGGGGCACAAGCTCCTGGGAAAGGGACCAGCGTCGGGAATAGCGCATCACTGTGCCGGCGGTCTGGAACATGTAGACCGGGAGCAGAAAGCCCACGCGGCCCTCGTACTCCAGCTGCTCGTAGCAACGGTCCAGAAAGCCATCCACCAGCGATGCCTGGAAGGGCGGGTTCCCGATCACTACCGTGGGCCGTCGCGGCAGGTCCACGGTGCAGAAGTCGCCCACAATGACCTCTCGGCCAGAGTTGGCCACGGCCAGGCCCGCCATATCCGGATCAATCTCAACGCCGTAGGCATCCACGTTTTCAGGTATGGCCATGAGGAACCGCCCGTCACCACAAGACGGCTCTGCCACAACATCACCCTGGCCCAGCTCAGGGAAGTGCCGCTTTACCAGCATTTCAGCGGCCCAGGTAGGGGTGAAATATTGGTCCAGCTTCACGCGGCACCCCCGGGGAACTGATCCCAGGTCCGGCCGTCCAGGAGGCGACCAGCTTTCTTCTTGCCAACACGGAACATGGGGCCATCACCTTCAGCGCAAATGCAGCCATCCACCCAGTCAGCCCAGCTATGAAATTCACCAAGCGGGGCGTCGGGCTGTTCGTCCAGCATCTGGCCAGGCACCCATTCACCCCATTGCTTAAAAAGGAATGGCACACCGGCAAACACGCACTGGTCACGCAGGTCGCGGGCCCACTCTCGATGCATTGGTCGGGCTTCGGTGCCTGACTCTCCTCCGACGATTACCCAATCAACTGCAGGCCTTACCCAGCCGGTGCCGTCTTCCTCGGAGGCCGACAGCATGGATGCCGCCATCGGGTCCATAGTGGCAAGGTCATGGTCACCCCGATGCAGCCATTCAGTGATAATCACCAGCTCCAACAGCGGTTCCATGCTCAGCCATCGAACAGCAGCAGGGGTTCCCAGTAGCTTTGGAATGTCGCGGTCGGCTTCTTGCTGGTTCACCACCGTGGCGCCCAGCCACACATTCGGCCAGCCGTTGTCCCAGTCGCTGGGCAGCATGCCGGCGACATTTCCGATCCGCTTTGTCAGCAGCAACCAGTCTAGATTTGGGGTTTCGCTGATCAGCTTGAACAGATCGGCCCGCCATTCAGCTGGCACCTCGTTATCGAATACGTCTGCCAGGCTGGCGCAGAACACCCGGTACCGGACGCCTTTCTCTGCTGCCTGGGTGTTCCAGCGGCGGGGCTTGGCCCAGTTGGCCGGCGAAGTCCGGCGCCGTGGTGCTCCAGGGCCCCAGTTGCCGCCATGGAATCGCTTGTTGCGGGTCTCCGCGTAGCAGTGATCGCAGCCGGGACCGACCTTGGTGCAGCCTTCCCACGGATTGAAAGTGTGGTGCGCCCACTCGATATTGGTGTTCTCTCCCACGGTTCTCTCCCTACCTCAACAAAAACACCTGAAACCCGGCATCGGTGACGGTATGGGCGTGATCGCTCAGCATGTCGTCGATGCACTGGGTGGCGGTGTCGAGCACGTCCACCAGGTTGCAGGGGTTTTGGTTGCGGATTTCGTCTGTGCTGCGGTCGGGCCCGTTTCCCGCGTGGATCTTGATCAACCATTTGCGGCTCCCAAGGCGGCGGGCCTTCGGGCTGATCCATGGTTGTTCGTCGTGCACGGAGAAACGGGCGACCAGCATGATTGGCTCCTGTTAGGCGCTGAAATTGCCGATGGTGACGGGCAGTTGATCACCAAACTGCTGCTGCAGCAGGGTGGCGAACTCCTCGGCCATTTCTTCTTCGTGTTGTTCCGGACGGATGATCCGCAGGGCCAGCAGGGGCTTTTCTTCATCGAAGCGCAGGCTCAGGCGCAGGATGAAAGTGCGTTCCGTCAGGCCGGTGTAGGGTTCGCAGCGGAACAGAATGAAGCTGGGCAATGGTTCGCTGTTGCTGCTGGCTTCCACTTGCTCCATGGCGGACCGGGTTCTGCCCAGCTGGCCTTCGGTGTGGTCGCTGGAGCTGTTGGCCTTGATGGTGATGCGGCGTATGGCGGCAATGACCTTGCTGGGGGAGAGCCCCTGCTCGTCGCTGGTGAGGCCCTGAATGTTGTCGCGCCAGTCTTCCAGCCACTCAGCCAGCTGCTGCTGGGTGCGAGTTTTGCCATCCATGCTCTTAATCGCATCGAAGGCGGCGGTGGTTTTCAGCTTGATGGTGGCGGTGTTGTCCGCATGGCCGGGTTTATTGATATCGCCGAGGTTCAGCACGGCCTTAGCGGTCATGTCGTCGGGCCAGACAAAGCATTCCGCCCCCATGTCGGCTTTGCCCACGGTGTAGCTGACAAAGTCATCAATGCGACGGGTGAGGAAGTCACCCCGGAACCGGCCGCGCAGAGGCCTGAATTTCTCCAGCTCCAGCACCCGTGTGTCGTCAGGAAGGGCGGCCACGTCCAGGTCGTCGCTGATTGCAGCTTTGTTGAATTCCAGGCGGACGGTGTTGTCCTGGATATATTCCAGCAGGGTCGCGGTTTTGATTGCTTCCATGAGCTTATTGCTCCTCAGTTGCGTGGGTTTTCAGGAAATCCATCTGGGCATCGGGGGCGATGGTCATCTTGCCGCCGCGGCCCACATACATCGGGGTGGTGGTAGTGTCCTCTTCCGTGGCCTTGCCCCGGAGGGTCGGGCGGGACACCTTGAGGGTGTGGCTGATTTGCACTTGGTGAGATTCGCCGATCTGCTGGATATCCAGCTCCAGAACGACCTTCCCCTTCTTTCTGCCTTTGCCGTGGTCGATGGTGCCGGCGGCCACATCGGACAGGGCCTGGCCGAGCTTTTCGACGAAGACGCCGCCGTCCAGCTCACTGATAAAGTCTTCTACGTTGGTACGCATGGTTCTCTCTCCCGCAAGGGTGGTTGGTTAATACTTCTTGCCGTTGCTGCTGGCTCGGTTGGCAAGCTTGTGATCAGCTCGTCGCTGGTTGTAGGCCAATTTCTCTGCTACCGCGCTGCCCAGGTCATACCCCATGGCGCCTGCAAGGTCGCAGATGCGAATAACCGCATCTGCCAATTCCACTTCTGCCATGTCGCGATGCGGAAGGTGGTCGTCTTTGAGGTCTTTGCGGTGTCCTTCCATGGCTTCACTGATTTCGCTATGGATTAGGCAGAGCTTGGTCGGGAAGATCGGATTCGGGTCAATGTCTTCGCCGGTTTCTGGATCGGTCCACCAGCCTGAATTGCGGCTCAATTTGTGGCAGGCCCAAACCAGGTTGTTGGTGTGGTCGGGGATGCCTGACAGCGTGATTGCCAAAGTGGCATCGATGCGCGGCTGGTCCTGTGCGATTTCGATGTGGTTGCTATCGGGCATTAGACTGCCCTGGTTTTGCTGGCTCATTGATGATTCTCCCGTTGGGGTAATGGTTAAAACTCAGGTGAGCGCCAGAGTCAGAAAAAGAATGAAGCCAGCAGCACAGAGCACGGTGAGCATTACGCGCTCGCCTCGGTGCGGTTGCCGCTCTGTCGGCAGAGGAAGCTGCATAAGCCGCTCACGGCGGCGTGGGCCATGCAGGCGGCTTTGGCTTGTTGAACCGTCGGGTAGCAGCCGATGCACTGGTGAACCGATGCCCGCCAGTTCAGCTTTTGGTAGGGCGGTTTCGGTGGCCAGGCGGTGAATACCGGGGTTCTCCCGGAGAGGCTGCTGCTGACCCGGTAACTGCCGTTTTTGATGCTGTGCTCGCTGACGGTTTCCCATGCCATGTGTCTCCCTCATCGCCTCAGGCGGCGCGCTGGATCCGGCCCCACAGTTCCACCAGGCCGGCTTCGGTTATGTCGATACGTGTTTGCCACTTCCACCCCACGACGGGATGGTGGTATTGGCGGTGGTCTTCTTTGAGCCAGCCCTCGCGCACCCAGGCCGGGTGGGCCCGTTCGTCTTCGGTAATGGCGCCCATGTCTCGCAGCTGCTCACGGAGCTGGCCGGGCTTGATGCCAAGGCGCTGCGCTGCTTGCTTGATGCGGTAGGTGGGCTGGCTCATGGTTAACCTCCGAATGGCTCCCTGCCGATCAGGCGGCCCGGTTTGGCGGTGTGCCACCATTCCCGGGGCTGATCAGATTGGTAAATCCGGTATTCGTAGTGAGGCCAGTGCCAGCCGAGCCTGTGCAGAAAGCCCCATCTGTGCTTCCAGTCGGTGTGGATGAAGAGCGTCCAGGTCTCCGGCTTTACGCCTGCGATGCGGTGCAGGGTTGACCGGGTGATGTGGTTGAACCAGCGGACCGGGCGGGTCTCTACGGTGGCCACTACCAGGTCCGGCTCGATCCACCGGGCGAAGGGTGCGTGGTGTTCGCGGTAATGGCCGGTGAGCACCAGGCTGATGGCGTGGTTCCACGGGTGGTTGTGCAGGCTGCGTTCGTGGTCGTCGCGCACGAACCGGTGCAGGTAGACCGTGAGGCCCAGCAGCTGGCCGATGAAGTACCGCTCCATGTAGGGCTGGCCTTCGATCTTGATCAGCCGGGTAGGGCGGTTGGCGGTGAGTCGGTAGAGGAGATGGGCTAGCAGGCTCATGCTGCCCCCTGTTGCTCAGGCGTGACCGGCGGGCGGTGAGCAATGATCCAGGCGCGAACGATAGCGCAAGCGGTGATGCCCAGGTCTTCTACCGTGCCGTTGTTCAGCAGGTACTGATCACCCTGGGCAAAAGTGATTGGTTGGTTGGTGCTGTGTTCGCTGTCGCTGGTGCCTTCCGGGCGACTGACGTGGATCACCAGGCCCTTCATGGCCCGCACCCAGTAGGCTTCGTCTTCGGTGCGCAGGTCGGTGATGACGGCCAGTTCTGGGGTGTCCTGGCTATCTTCCAGCTCGCGCAGGGTGTCCACCATGCGCACGATCAGGAAATCCGGGCGGATAGTTTTGCGCACCACATCACCCAGCTGCTCCAGCAGGGCGCGGATAGCCTTGTCGCCTTGATGCTTGAGCTGATTGATCTGTTCCGGGGTGTGGCCAAGTGCAGCGGCCGCCATGTCGTATAGCGGGGTAGCAAAGGCCACTTCGTTGGTGTCCCACCGGGCGCTTAGGGCTTGAGCGGCGGTGTTTTTGCCGGCATCACCGGGGCCGGTGAAGGCGATGATCTTCATACGATGGCTCTCTCTATGGCACCGGCGGCAGTGGCGTACACAACGCCACCAACGCGGCTGCTGAAGTTGCAGATGGATACCTGGTCGGGCCCGGTCGGGCGGACCATGCAGTTGATGTCCTTCTGGAAGCGGTAAACCGTCACGTCCAGATCCACACCGTGCACAGTGATGCGGTTCGTCACCGGGGAGCGGCTGTGCTGGCCAGCCTTGATGGCGGCGCGCAAGCTGCGCTCTTGTTCGGTGGTGAGGTTCACGCCGCCTTCCTCCCCGCCTTGTACCGCTCGCATTTCTTCAGGTACTCATCGGCCATCTGGTTGATCTGGGCGCGTACTCGAAGGGTGGTGTTGCTGACGGGCACTTCGCTCAGGTAGTGGTCCAGCAGGCGGCCTGAATTGAGCATGGCTTTGTCCATGTCGTGGGTGATGATCAGGCGGCCAAAGGCCCGTTTGGCGTTGTGGATCAGGGCCGGGATGTTCAATGGGTTATTCGTGTTCATCGTTTTCCTTTCCTTCAATCGCCTGGCGGATCTGTGAGGAGACGCACTCACCGACGGTCTCTTCCAGGGCGTCCCAGTTGGTTGCTGCCTGAAAAATGGCATAGGCGGCGATAGCAGCAGCGGTGAGCTTTATGACTCGCCATTCCAATTTGCTCATGGCTATGCGGCGCTGGGGCCGTCTCCGTCTTCCCAGTTGGGTTGCTGCCAGGCCGCTTTGAGGGGCTTAGGGCTGCTGGAACGCGGGTCACTGACCAGCTCGGCGGTGTTGCCGCTGATGACTGCTACACGGCCTGTGCGGGCCTGCAGGGCTTTAATGCAGGCGGTGTGTGTTGCGGTGGGGTGGATGTGTATCGTTGCCATGATGTACTCCATCAACCGTTGGTTTAGTTGTTCAGAGTAAACCACAGGTTTATGAGATGGGCAACCCCCGGTTTATAATTGAATTTGTGGGGGGCTTGGCGGGCTTTATAATTACCCTTTGAATTAGCCGAGTAGAGGGAACGACGATGGCGGATGAACGGCGGGGTGGATACTGCAACACGTGCCAGGAAAACAGAGTTGTGTTCCGGCCAGGAACCAGTCACATACTGCATTTGCTTCTGACGATAGTAACAGCTGGCTTGTGGCTGATTGTCTGGATTGGATCAGCAGTTAAGTTTGGCGGGTGGCGTTGTTCTCAATGTGGGTCAAAGCGTGTCACCAACGTTCAGTGATCAGGTGGTGAGTGCAGATGGAATATAGCGCAATAGTGGCTGGCACTGGATTCGAGGGTAGGGAAGAAAGGATTCGGGCTCTGGTCAGGCCTGGCATGGAGGTTTACTTGGTGCCGGAACCAACCAACAAGTTCGATCCTAATGCAATCGCTGTGTTTGTCCCTGTGAAGAAGTGGTACACATTCTTTTTTCCAGCCAAGACCCAGATCGGGTATGTGAAAAAAGATAGGGCTGCTTTTCTCAAGAGGAAAATGGACGAAGGAGGGAAAATACTTGGGGCTGAGGTGGTTAGCATGTATACAGAAAAACACCACCCCAGAGTGTCATTGATAATCAGGACTGATTGGTAGTCCCTTCAAAAGTCCATCTCCATGCGCTTTACAACGCCTATCATCGTGCAGTTACCGTTAATCGGGATAACGGGATAGGCGGGGTTGAGCGGTTTTAGGTACTTGTTCCCACCATCCAGTACTAGTTTTTTAAACGTTGCTCGGTTGGTGTCTGTGAGCTTGGCTACGACGAGGTCACCGTTATTGGCTGTAGGTTGGGGATGAACCAGGATGTAACACCCATCAGGGAATGAGGGTGTGCCGTTCGGGTTAATCATGCTGTCCCCGTCAACTTGCAGCCAAAAAGCGTTATCCGGGGATTTGCTTGGCATTGCCCTTGTTTCGTTCCCGGTTCCTACAGGGTAAGGGTCTTCTGCTTCTTGCCATTCACCAGCCGCTACAAAGCTGATCACCGGGGCGAACTTGGTCGTGCTGTATCGGCCTGTGCTTTCGCCAACATTTGACCTTGAATCAATGCCGGTCATCAGCCATTCAAGGCTAACTCCAAGATAGTCAGCTGCTAAGGCCAGGTTCTCTCTCTTAAGTTTCCCTGTTCTCACCCATTTAGTGACTGCTTGCGGTGATACACCGCAATGTGCAGCCAGGCCTTCCTGATTTTTGCCGGGAGAAGCGCTGAGTGCCTCGGTGATTCTGTTGCCGATGTGGGTTTTCGCGAGTGTATTCATGTGTGAATTTTAAACCTTTGGTTTACCCCAAGGAATAAATCAAAGGTTGACCTCAAAAGTAAACCTGTGGTTTATTGCTCGTGGAGGTGTGCTATGACCAAACCCAAATCCGCACTCACAAAGGCAATTGAAGCGGCAGGTGGCCAGTCCGCTTTGGCCGAAGCTCTTGGCGTCAGTGTCCAGGCAATCACGAAGTGGAAAAAACGCCCTGAAGGTAAGCAGGTTCCTGCTGATCGGGTAGTTGCCGTGGAGGCTGCCACCGATTTTGCAGTAAGGCGCCAAGAGCTTCGGCCTGATTTGTATTTGCCAGCTGAGGGCGATTGTGCCGCCTGACTGGTGTGGCTTTTTATTTACCCGGATTTCCTAGGGGAAACTACAGGAAACTAGGGGAAACAAATTTATGGAAATCAAACAGTTAACCCTGAACTTTGAAAAGGGACTGGCTGATGCCTGGTCTTCCTGCAGGGAGTATGTGGCGTACCGTGTCCATCACCAGGGCAAGCCCCAAAAGGCAGTAGCTGCTGACATGGATTACAGCCCGAGCGACCTGTCCAGGAAGTTGGCCCAGAACCCTGATGATTCCCGGCGCTTCACTCTCGATGATCTGGAAAAGTACATGGATGTAACGGGCGACACTCGGCCGGTTTTGTATCTGGTGGAGAAGTATTTGGCTCGAAGCAGCCGGGAGGCATTGCAGCAGCAGATCGCCGAGCTACAGAAACAACTGGAGGCAGGCCATGAGTGATCAGAATGTGCTCGACCAGTTTCTGAGTGCTGGCCTGAAGGTGGACTGGCCGCCAGTGGTTGGTGAGCTGGTACGGTGCAAGGTTGAGGGTGACGGTGGCAATAAGCGCTCTGGCTGGTATGTGCTGCATGAGTTGCGCCTGGATAACGGCGACCTGGTGTATGTGGGGCGCTACGGCAATTGGAAGAATGGCTCGGGGCAGGATGGCGTCAAAGTCGAGTTCGATGCTGGTGGCTTGAGTGAAGACGAGCGGGCCCGGTTGAAGGCCGAGCAAGAAGCGGCGCGGCAACAGGCTGCCCAGGAGAGGCAGCAGCGGGCTGAAGACGCAGCGAAGCGGGCTGAGGCCATATTCGGTAAGTTGCCCGATTCCGGGCGCTCTGATTATTTGCAGCGTAAGAAGGTTGGGGCGCACGGGCTTCGATTTTCGCGTGGTTCTGTCGTGGTGCCTGTTCGGCACATTGATGATTCCCTTGTCGGGCTGCAATTCATCGATGGCGAGGGAGAGAAGAAGTTTCTTACTGGCACCCCCAAGCGGGGTGCTTTTCATTTGATAGGGGATCTGCAGCAGGCTCAGGCATTGGGCATTGCTGAAGGCTATGCGACCGGGGCCACGGTTTTTGAATGCGCAGAAATGCTTGAGATCCCGATGGCTGTTGTTGTGGCCTTTGATGCTGGGAATCTGTTGCCGGTGGCTAGAGCCTGGCGTGCGAGGTGCCCGGAACTGCCGATTATCATTTTCGCTGACGATGACGCTACTACTGAGGGTAACCCGGGTATCACCCAGGCTCAGTCAGCGGCAGAAGCTGTAGGTGGCGCCGTGTTGCCGCCGCGCATGCAGGAGGCTGCATGAGCCGGAAGCTGGATTGGAATGACCTTCAGCAGCTGATCGGTAAGGACGAAACGGCCAAGCAACTGAGTGAAGGCATCACCGCTATTTTGAATGGTGGTGGTGCTGCCAATGATTGCGCAACGGAATCTCCCGCTCCCTCTGATAACGGCGGCTCCGCTTCTGGCGTGGTTTCTCTTCTTGATCTTTCTGGTGCGCTTCAGCGTTTTGCGTGGACTGTGCCTGATGGTCGGATCTGGGATAGCCATGATAAGAAAATGCTGAAGGAGAAGCAGGTAAGGGACTGGATTGGTCCTGAAGTTTATAAGGCTTGGAAAACCAGTGATAAGCGCCGCACGGTGCAGCATTCCGATGTGGCGCGTAAAGCCTCCGCCGCCCAGAAGCAGGGGAGCGGGGAACTGGGTATGGCGCTGCGGCGGTTTGTGCTGCTGTACCCCTCGCAGAATGCCTGGGACAAGGAGCGCAGTGAGGTGGTGGGGCTGAACGATTTGAAGCCGCTACTTCATCGCTGGTATTCGCTTTGGTTGGAGCATCCAGACCGGGAAATGATCGACCGGGACAAGCTGGTATTTGACCCCAAGCAGCAGTTCCGGCCGGAAGATGGCTATATCAATATGTTCCGCGGATTGCCGTTGAAGCCTGGCGGTGACCTGGTGCGCTGCAATTACATCATGAGGCTGGTTGATCACCTGTGTAATGGTGAGCAGGTGGTGGTGAGTTGGTTTTTACGGTGGCTGGCTTACCCGCTGCAGCATGTGGGCGCCAAAATGGCCACCGCGATTCTGATGCACTCTGAAACACAGGGCACGGGTAAAAGCCTGCTGTTCGAGCGGGTGATAAAGCCTATGTATGGTGAATACGGGGCGACCCTGGGGCAGCACCAGCTTGAATCACAATATACCGATTGGCGCAGCCAGCAGCTGTTCGGGCTTTTCGAAGAGATTTTCAGTCGTGATCAGAAGTACAGCCACACCGGTACTCTGAAGCACATGATCACTGGCGATACGCATCGCATTGAGAAGAAGTTTGTGAGTGGTTGGGAAGAGGCCAACCACATGAATGCGGTTTTTCTCTCAAATGAAATTCAGCCTTTCCCTGTAGAGCCAACTGATCGGCGAATGCTGGTGGTGTGGCCTGCGACCAAGATGCCGAGAGAGTTAAAAGAGGGTGTTCTGCACGAAACCCGGAATGGTGGCGTTGAGGCGTTTTACCGGTTTCTGTTGAGCTTGCGGATGATGTGGCGCAATGAAGGGGATGAAGAAGAGCTCCCGTTTGATACGCACCGTGAACCGCCGATGACTGAGGCGAAGGCCCGGTTGATCGATTTCGGTAGACCAAGCTGGGACCTGTTTCACAGGGACTGGCGTGCCGGACTCCTGGCGCCACAATACCCGTACGAAACTTGTTTGGTGAACCATCTCTACCAGGTATATCGACGGTGGTGTTCTGAGGCCGGCGAGAAATCTGTGATGACCCGTGAGCGGTTTTCCAGCTCCCTTTCCGGTAGGGAAAGGCGGCGCCGAGACGTGAAATTTGAGATGGGTGTGAACGAGCGCAAGGGGACCTTCTTCCAAGTCGGTGAACCGCCAGAGGGTAAGCCGCAAAAGGTGTGGCTCGGTGAATTTGTTACTCGCTGGGGGAAGAACCTGGAGGGTGATGATGCGTAGGCCGGAGGTGGGCCGGATTCAGGCCGGATGCATCGATTCGCGTAACTACCTGAAATCTAAGAAAAGGCCGGAGGGCCGGAAGGGCCGGAGGCTCAACGCGCGTGCGTGGGTGCGTGTGTTTATACCGCTACATGGGGTTTTGGAAAAAACAGTGTACCCACACGCGAGAAACACCTTCCGGCCTTTCCGGCCCTCCGGCCTTTTCTTGTTTATCAGCAACTTATCAAGCGGGCACCCTCCGGCCAACCCTCCGGCCTGCATCCGGCCTCGCTTAAATACATGTTCCACGGCAAACAATTCGAAAATGGTAAGGGGAGAGATATGAATCCAATCCAGTTGATGATGAAGTTGGCTGTGTCTGCGCAGTCTTACGAGGTTGGCTGCGGTGGTGGCCGTTCAGGCATTCCGGTGGCATCGATGGTTGCTGCATCGCTTGGGATGGGAGATTTGAAGAAGGAGCCCTACCTTGCGGGTTTGTACCTGGTGGCCCAGCAGCACGAGCTGCGCAAGCCGGTGACAGAGCTTCTGACGGCGGCAGGGCGGCGGGTATTCATGAAGCATGGGTGGAAGACGGATTATTGCTATGGGATAGCTGAGATGTGTCTGTTCGAGATCTGCTGGCCAAAATACACCGATGCTTTGGAGTCGGCCCGGGATGATGTTCGCTTTTCAGAAGTGGTGTTGCCTCGAAGCTTGCGGGAGCAGGCGATTCTTTCTGGCATAGAGCAGTCCCGTTTTGCGCGCACTTGGGCGCCGAGGGCAAATGAGATGCGGCTGATTTTAGCCGGCTGGATGGATGATTGTGCTCGCCATATTCGTCGCCACTATCACGAACAGGAAGAGGCTGCCTGAAAAGGTGTTGACGGACCGCATCACTTTAAGGTACTTTTTTCCCAGACTGGATAAACCCTGCCCTGAGTAATCAAGGCGGGGTTTTTTTATGCCCATATAAAATCCAGTTCTCTCCCCCAGGCCCGCGCAAGCGGGCTTTTTTATTCCCAGGAACAGTTCGAGGCCCGTTCATGACGCCAAAGACTGACAGCGTGGTTTCTGCTGGCAGCTACGCCGGTGCCGGCGTTTCAGTGCTGGCCGGGCTGACCCTGACAGAGTGGGGCGTCATTGTCGGTATCTTCACTGCGTTGCTGACCTTGGCGATTAATGCGGTGTACCAATTCCGCAAGGACCGCCGTGAACAGCGGCTGTTCAAGCTGAAGATGGATCAGCTTCAAGAGGTTGATAGCGATGGCCAGTAAAGCGCGTTTGGCAGGGGTCATTGGTGCTGGTGTGCTGGCTATCGCAGGTTCTGTGATTGCGCCTTACGAGGGGCGCAGTCTGGTTGCATACCTTGACCCGGTGGGTGTGCCTACGATCTGCGAGGGCATCACTGCTGATGTGCAGATCGGTGACACGGCCACTGATGCTGAATGTGATGCAGCGCTGCAGCGTGAAATGCGTAAACACCTGGCTGGTGTTGAGACCTGCATAGACGGGTACCTGACCCCAAACCAGTGGGCTGCCGTGCTTAGCTGGACTTACAACGTTGGAGTTGGTGCGGCATGCAACAGCACGCTGGTGGCCAAGATTAACCGTGGTGAGTCATACCGGGCCTGGTGCCCTGAGTTGAAGCGTTGGGTGTATGCCGGTGGCGAGCGGTTAGCTGGGCTCGTAAAGCGCCGTGATGCTGAGTATGCCCTGTGCATGGGTGATGCATGAGCCCGGCAGTGGCCCGTGGCCTGGGTCTTCTGATTGTTATCACGGCGATATTCTCGGCTGGCTTCCTGTTCGGCTGGAAGTGGCAGGCTGTTGAGTATGCAGAGTACCGGGAAGACCAGGTTACGGATGCGCTGGTTGATATGGCGCATGCTCAGGTTCAGCGGGACAAACTGCAAAAACGGTTCGAGGCACTAGATGCCAGGCATACGGAGGCAAAGCGGAATGCTGAAGAGCGTGAAGAGCAGCTGCTGTCTGATATTGGCGCTGGTCGCATCAGGCTGTCAGTGCTTGCCTCGGGGTGCGGAGCCAGTGCCGAAACCGGCGCCGGCGGCTTGGATGATGGAAGAGTTCGAGCCGACCTTGACCCCGCGCATGGTGAAAGAGTTATCCGTATTACCCGAGAAGGAGACCGAGCAATCCGAGCACTGAGTGCGTTGCAGGAATACGTTCGGCGGGTGTGCCTGAGTAATGGCTAAATCATTATTGAAGTTGTCAGTCCAGGTCCGCCAGCGCTGGTGGCTTCAGTACTATCTTCTGGGTGTCAGGTTGATGAGCATTCTGCTTGACCGGGATCCCGACTGGGTTCGCGTAGAACGAGTGATTAAAAAGGGATTAGTCCTATCAATGAAGCCGGTACCCTTGGATGGCCGCTAAGAAAAGAATGTACGGCACTCGCTGGCAGAAGGCCCGTGAGGGATTCCTTGCAAGCCACCCGCTATGCATGGAATGCAGCAAGTTCGGCAGGGTAACGGGCGCGGTGATCGTTGACCACATAGTCCCGCACCGTGGTGACTGGGCTTTGTTCTGGGACAAGACGAACTGGCAGTCACTGTGTAAACACTGTCACGACAGCCACAAGCAGCGGCTTGAGAAGAGCGGAACTGCTGTTGGATGCACTGAATCAGGAGTACCCATCGACCCCAATCACCACTGGAATAAAAAGGGGTAGGGGGTATCAAAAGTTCAAAACCTGCAACCCCAAAGACCGCTGCTCCCCCTTTTTTTGTGCAAGCGGGAGTTTTGGAGGGGGGGGTGTTGATGGCTGAGGCTGTTGGATCAGCCAGGAGGTAACCATGGGTCAGCGAGGGCCGGCGCCAATGCCGGATAACGTGCATCGCTTGAATGGCAACCCAAGCAAGAAAAGCTTGGGTACCGGCAGCGATGTGCCGATTGAAATTCCTGCTGCACCTGAGCACCTGGATGACGAAGCCCAGAAGGAATGGACCCGGATCAGCAACGAGCTCTTTCGTCTGGGCCTGGTCGCCAAGGTGGACCGTGCGATGCTCGCGGTTTACTGCACTGCCTATTCCCGGTGGGTGAAGGCGGAGCTGAAGATGCAAGAACTCGGTGAGGATGGGCTGGTGCAGCGCTCGCCGAATGGATACCAGCAGATGAGCAGCTGGCTTCAGATCAGTAATCGAGCGGTAGAGCAGATGAAATCCGCAGCTGCTGAGTTTGGCATGAGCCCATCAGCACGGGTTCGTGTGAACCCCAACCCTCAATTCGACATGTTTGGTGATGGCAAAAACTCCCAGGACCAGAAAGGCAGCGCCAAAGGCAAAGCCAACCCGGCAGAGAAGTACTTCTAGGGCCAAGGATCCTGTCACCAGTTACGCCGAAAAAGTTGTAAAGGGCACCATCATCGCGGGCCCGCATGTGCGGGCGTCATGCCAACGACACCTGAATGACCTCAAGAATGGCCCAGCCCGCGGGCTAAAGTGGGACATCGCCCAGGCCAAAAGAGCGATTGGTTACTTCAGTGATGTTCTTCACCTCAACGGTGGCGAACATGAAGGCAAGCCCTTTGTGCTTGAGCCCGCTCAGGAATTCATTGTCGGCTGTCTTTTTGGCTGGATGGATTCAGATGGTACCCGGCGATTCCGGGCAGCGTACGTTGAAACCGCAAAAGGGAATGGGAAAAGCCCGTTGGCAGCGGGAATCGGGTTGTATGGCCTGACCGCTGATGGTGAAAATCGCGCGGAAATTTATGCTGCCGCCACCAAGAAAGATCAGGCGATGATCTTGTTCCGCGATGCGGTGGCGATGGTGGATCAATCCCCGGAGTTGGCCTGGCGGATCCGCAAGAGCGGCAGCGCCGGCAATGAGTGGAATCTGGCTTTCCTTGATTCCATGAGCTACTTCCGGCCCATTAGCGCCGACGATGGCCAGTCAGGCCCGCGCCCTCACATGGCGTTAATTGATGAGTTGCACGAGCACCGGGACGGACGGGTGATCGAAATGCAGCGAGCTGGCACCAAGGGCCGGCGGCAGGCGCTGATCTTCATGATCACCAACTCCGGGGCAAACCGGCAGTGCATCTGCTACGAATACCATGAATATGGCATTCAGGTTGCCAAAGGCGCAGTCGAGGATGATTCGTTCTTCTCCTACATCTGCGCGCTGGATGAAGGGGATGACCCTTTCAGCGATGAGTCTTGCTGGATCAAGGCTAACCCGTTGCTGGGCGTCACCATCCACAAGAAATATATCCGTGAGCAGGTGAGAGAAGCCCGTGGCATGCCCTCGAAAGAGAGCGTGGTAAAACGGCTTAATTTCTGTTTGTGGGTTGAAGCGGCAAATCCCTGGCTGAGCTTCGATGCCTGGCAGGGTGGCCTTGAAGAATATGATCTGTCCATGATGGCCGGCCGCCGCTGTAGGGCAGGGCTGGATCTATCCAGCACCACTGATCTGACCTCACTGGTCCTAGCTTTTGAGCCCATTGCTGAAGACCCTGTCTGGCGATTGCTGCCTTTCTTCTGGCTGCCCGATGAGGGCATCACGGACAAGGAAAAGAAAGACCGAGTGCCATACACAGCGTGGGTAACGCAAGGGCACCTGGAGTTAACCCCCGGCAGGGCAATCAGCAAAAGCCATGTCCTGAAACGAATCGATCAGATTGCCTCGCAGGTTGAAATTGTCGGTATGGCTTATGACCGCTGGCGGATTGAAGATCTGATGCAACTTGCATCTGACGAAGATATCACCCTGCCTGAAATGACGCCCTTCGGGCAGGGCTTTAAAGATATGGCCCCCGCAGTGGATGACTTTGAAGAGGGCCTGCTGAACGGACAGATCAAGCACAACGGCAACCCAGTGATGAACTGGTGTGCCGCCAATGCGGTGGTAGTTAACGACCCTGCCGGTAATCGCAAAATTGCCAAAGACAAAGCGACAGGAAGGGTAGATGGCATTGTGGCCGCAGTGATGGCGAAAGGCGGTGCCAAAATCGAAATTGACGACGGGCCCAGCGTTTATGAATCGCGCGGGCTGCTGGAGGTAGAACTGTGAAAGCGGCCATGATCATCGCCAATCTGTTGTTCGTGGTCGGCCTGGCCATGATTGCGGCGGGTGCAGGAATGATCTATCTGCCAGCAGCGTTCATCGTCGGTGGCTTTGGATTCATTCTTATGGCCATTGGTCTCTATCTGTCCCTTGCTCGTCAGCAGCGTTTGGGTGAGGGCGGTTCATGAATATTCTGGGCGGCCTTTTGGGGCGATACGGCGAGCCGGTATCGCTCTCTGAAATGGAATACGGTGTGCGGCGTGCGGTCAATAAAACGCAGGCCGGCACATTCGTGAATGAATATCTGGCGCTCAATCTGACGGCGGTATCGTGTGCTGTGCAGGTGATCGCCAACACCATGGCTCAACTGCCTGTTCACGTTTATCAGCGGACCAGCAAGGGCCGAGAGCCTGTTAACCAGCACCCCGTTGAAGCGATGCTCAATGTTGAAGCCAACGCCAACATGACGCCCTTCACCTTCAAGCAGACCAAGCAATCTCATGCATTGCTATGGGGTAATGGCTACGGCGAGATTGTCCGCAATGGTCGAGGTCAGGCGGTGGGTCTTGAGCTCATGGAGCCTGACCGGACGCGACCTGAAGAAAAAGACCCAGGCCGAATTGTCTATGGTTACAACGGGATGCTGGGGAAGGCTGATTTGCCATCTTCAGAGGTATTGCACCTCAAAGCGTTGGGTTACAACGGATTGGTGGGTTATTCCCAGATCCAGATGCATCGAAATGCGCTGGGTTTGGCCCTTGCTGCCGAGCAATTCGGCAGCAAGTTTTTTGCCAATGACGCCAAAAGTGGCGGCTTTCTCCAGCACCCGGGGAAGCTTGGCGAGAAAGCAACCAAGAATTTGCAGGACAGCCAGAACAAACAGGGCGGCCTGGACAACGCCTTCAAGGTAAAAATCCTTGAAGAAGGGATGAAGTTCATCCAAACCACTATCCCGCCGGATGATGCCCAGTTTCTCGGTACCCGCGAATTTCAGAATGCGGAAGTGGCCCGGATGTATAACGTGCCGCTGATTCTGTTGCACAGCCACGAAAAGACAACCAGCTGGGGTTCCGGTATTGAGGAGCTGATTCTGGGGTTTGTTCGGTTCACGCTTCAAAGCTGGATCGTGGCGGACGAACAAGAAATGAACCGCAAGCTGTTCACCCCGAAAGAGCGTGAGCAAGGGCTGTTTGTGAAATACGCCCTTGGGGCGTTGTTGCGTGGTGACATGGCCAGCCGTGCCGCTTTCTACAAGACCATGGCCGAGATCAGCGGGTTGACTGCAAACGAGATCCGAGAGCTGGAAGACCGCAACCCTCTGCCTGGTCTGGATCGCCCCTATATGCCCACCAATTGGCAGCACGTTGATCAATCAGGCAAGGGCACAGAGGAGAATGAGCAATGAAATATGCACGCCTGCTGGCAGCCATTGCCGGTGAATACTGGGCCATGGAGCCGCTAAAACTTGCGGCGATGATGGATATCGTCAAGTTTGCGGCTGAAGGTGGCAAGCTGGGCCCGGATGAAGTGGCCGCCAGAATTGACGCGGCCAAGATGACAGCTGCTCAGGATCGTGCTGTGCGCCGCAATGAAGGTGGGGTTGCTATCCTGCCCCTGGGTGGCGTGATCAGCAATCGGGCCCCAATGGTAGAGAATGTCAGTACTGATCCGGGCACCAGTGTAGAAAAGTTCGGGCGGCAGTATCGCGAGGCGATGAACGACAGCCAAGTGAAGGCAATCATTATCGATACCAACACCCCGGGCGGCACCGTTTCCGGTGTGCCTGAGTTGGCCGATGAAATCTTTACCGGGCGCAATAAAGACAAGCCGGTTATTGCCCATGTGAACGCCCTGAACGCCTCGGCGGGATACTGGATCACCAGCGCGGCAGACGAGATCGTGGCTACTCCGAGCGCCCAGGTTGGCAGTGTTGGGGTTTACACCCTGCATGAAGATATCAGCAAGTGGCTGGAAGCCATGGGTTTGAAGGAAACCCTGATCAGCGCTGGTAAGTTCAAGGTGGAAGGGAATCCCTTTGAGCCACTGTCTGACGAAGCGGAAGCTGCGATTCAGGGCAGCGTTAACGAATATTACGAGATGTTTACCGACGCCGTGGCTCGCCACCGTGGCGTCAAGACTTCTGAGGTCCGTGGTGGCTTCGGTGAGGGGCGCACGCTGATTGCAAAGCAAGCGCTCAACGAGGGGATGATTGATCGTGTTGCCACGCTCAATGAAACCCTGGCCCGGTTTGGTGTCGGCCCGCTGGCTGACCCAAGCCCCCAAGCCGCCACGCCGCGGCGCAACATGGCACAGCGAAAGCTGGGCCTTATTTCTTAACCCAACCGGATACCCCTTTCCACACTGCCAACCCTGGCGGTGGGGGATCCTATTGTCTGAAATTCAGGAGACAGACTATGAGCCTTCAGGCCCTGCGCGCAGAGCGCGAGAAGAAGGTTGCGGAAATGCGCCAGATGGTCAACACGGCCGAGGCGGAAGAGCGCGACCTGAACGAAGAGGAAGCTGGCAAGTTTGATGCCTTGCAAGCTGATGTACAGAAACTGGATGCCAGTATCTCCCGGCTGGAAAGCCTGGCGGGTATGGAAGCCGCTCTGGATGAGCCGGCGGATTCCCGTGTTGCTGGTGTTCGTGGCCATCCTGGGCGAGCTGCGGCTGCAGCGCCGAAAGAGTTTGAAAGTTTCGGTGAGTTCCTCCATGCAGTGCGCTTCAACGATGGTGACACTCGTCTTTCCGGTTTGTATGGAGAGGTGCAGGCTGCAGACGGTCAGCGTATGAGTGAGGGCGCCAGCGGCGGCTTCATGGTTCCGGATCAGTTCATGACTGGGATTATGCAAGTTGATCCCGAAGCGGCAATTGTCCGGCCGCGCGCTCGGGTGATTCCTGCTGGCAACATGCCTGATGCAAGTCTCTCACTAACAGCGCTGGATCAAGGCTCAGCCACCAATATGTATGGCGGGGTTGAGGTTTACCCGGTAGAGGAAGGCGGTACTAAGCCGGATACTGACGCCAAACTTCGAAATGTTCAGCTGACTCCGCAGGAAGTAGCTGCATGCGTCGAGGTAACTGACAAGTTGCTCAGGAATTGGCCGGCGGCGTCCGTGTTCATTAGCGACCTTCTCCGTGATGCGATTCGTGCTTGGGAAGATCGGCAGTTCCTGACCGGTAATGGTGTTGGCAAGCCGTTGGGGATTCTGAATTCTCCCGCGGTGATTCCTGTTGCTCGTGCAACCGCGAATGATATTACCTACGTTGATATCGTCAACATGGAAGCTGAGCTTCTCGAAGGTGGTGTGCCTGTCTGGATTATTTCTAAAAAGGCAAAAAAACGTCTGCGTCACATGAAAGATGAGGCGGGCCACCTCATCTGGCAAGACAGTGCGCGCACGGGCGAGCCGCCGCTTCTGCTTGGTATTCCCGTATTCACTACAACCCGAACGGTTGCGCTTGGTAAAAAGGGCGACATCATGCTGGCTGATCTCAAGAGCTACCTGATCAAAGACGGTAGCGGGATCTTTGTCCAGGCTTCCGAGCATGTGAAATTCAAGCAAAACAGGACGGTCATTAAGGCCTTCTGGAATGTTGATGGGGCTCCCTGGCTGAACGGGCCAGTTAAGGGTGAAGACGATGAGCTTTACTCAGCCTTCGTGGTCTTGGATGTACCTAGCGGCTCCCCGTAAAGCTGACCGCTAACTGATCAAACAAAGGGCGCATTCAGCGCCCTTTGTCGTTTGAGTACGTTTTAACAAGAGGGAATTCCCGATGAATGCAAAGCTGAGCGAAGTGCTGGGTTTCGCCCTGGCATTGGAAGGCGCCGATCTGGCGGGTGGAGCGACGACCAACTATGTCAACGTGGTTGATATTCGGCTGGTCTGTCTGGTTTTGCTGGCAGCCGCTGCTGCGGAAGATGCCACCATTACCGTTCAATTCCGTGCTGCTGAGGATGCCTCCGGCACCAATGCAGTTGATCTGGGTGGTGTTATCACCCTGACTGCCGGTGCGGGGCCGCTGAAAGTCCATGCGGATCGCGTGATTGCAGGCCTTCCGGAAGGTCTGACCTATGTGGCGGCGGTTGTCACGGCTGTAGACAGCCCGGTGCCGGCGGCATTGAACAGCGTCAGCGGCACTTTCGTACTGGGTGACCGCCGGTACAACCCGTAATGGCTGCCCAGGAATGGGTGGTGCTATCTGCCTTCAAGGATGTTGGTGGTGAGATGGTGAAGCCGGGAGCCCCAAATTGGGCCCCGGCAACGCCTGAATCTGCCGAGAAACTGAAGAAGGCTGGATGCATCACTGAAAAGGTGGCTAGCCCTTTTCCTGGCGAGACGATGAGCGAACCGTCGTCATCGTCGCCAGCGGGCCCAGCGCCGGCGCAGTTGACCTTGAGCTCACCCGCAAGTGGCCCGTCCTTGCAGTCAACGACGCCTGGCGAATCGTCCCCTGGGCAAAAGCCCTCTACGCCTGCGACGGAGCCTGGTGGGACCACCACCGGGAAGAAGTCAGCAGGGGCTTCACAGGCCAAAGCTGGACGCAAGACAAGCGGGCGGCAGAAAGGTACGGCCTCCGGTACATCTGCAGCAAAGTCGGCGCGGGGCTCAGCCAACAGCCCGGAATAATTCACCAGGGGTGCAACAGCGGTTACCAGGCAATCAACCTGGCGTGGCAGCTGGGTGCGGGGCGGTTTGTTCTGGTGGGCTTTGATTTTCGGCTCCATGAGGGAAAGCGCCATTTTTTCGGCGACCACCCGGGAGCCCTCAACAAGGCAAGCCCTTATGAGCAGTGGAAGCCGTTAATTGAAGTGCTGGTTAACGATCTTGCTGGCCTTGGTTGCGAAGTGGTGAATTGCTCGCCATATACCGCCCTGCAGTGCATACCGGTCAGTGATCTGGAGAAAGCGCTTTGATAGTCCAGGGTATGAAAGGGCTTGGTGACAACATTTACCAGCGGGCGTTTATTCGGCAGCTGGGCGATGTGCAGTTGGAGACACCCTGGCCGGAGCTCTATGAAGATTTGCCGGGGGTTTCTTTCTTGAAGATGAGCACCCCGCTGCGTACCCAGGCAAAAAACCTGGCGCGACAGCCGGCGGATCGCTGGAGCTCGCCGGAGGGGGGCTCCTCTTGCCGTGTGCATTACGGGAAAGAAGGCATTTTCCCGGGCATGGAGCGCTGTTTCGGGATTAAGCCTGGCGTCATGGATCTGCCAGATTTCGGGCCCCCGTTGGTGTCTGGCAGGTATGCGCTGGTTCGGCCAGTGACTTTGCGACGTGAGTGGCCAGCTGCTGCCAGAAACCCCTTGCCTGAATATGTTGCAGAGGCAGCGGCCGTACTTCGTGAGTGCGGTTTTACCGTCGTTTCTGTCGCTGACCTGGTGGCAGGGGAGGAAGAGCCTGTCGGAGATCTTCCAGAAGCTGATGTGGTCTGTCACCGCGGGGAGCTCTCGGTTAAGGAGTTGCTTGGGCTGGTGCAGGGTGCCGCTGTAGTGGTTGGTGGAATTGGTTGGTTGCTACCGGCGGCAATTGCTGCAGGTGTTCACGGGTGGTTCATCTGTGGGGGCCAAGGCGGCTACAACGCGCCGGGAAATCTCACACACGAAAGCATGAATTTGAATCGGGTGCATTTTGCCGTACCCGATCACTTCTGTATGTGTACCCAGAGGGAGCACAGCTGTGACAAACGCATTGCCAGCCATCGCAGCCAGTTTGAGCGATGGCTTAGAGAGACTGGTGTGGTGGCCTGAGTTGGGAATGGGTTGGCATCCTCGCGAACCCATCAGTTACGAAGGGTGTTACTGGGAGGAATATCGCCGGCGGGACGCCTCCCCGATGGGCTGTCAGCTCACAACGGCGCGGGTCGATCTTGTCCGCAAGTGGTGGGGTGGCGTCGTTGTGGATATCGGTATTGGTGGTGGGCGTTTCGTTGAGGCGGTCGGTGGCCAGGGGTTTGATGTGAATCCTGAGGCCGTCAACTGGCTAAAGAAGAAGGGTCGGTGGCGTGATGTTTATTCTGAGCCCGTTGATGCGGTTACCTGCTGGGACTCCCTCGAGCACATCCCGGACCCCGCTGCCCTTCTGGCCCAAGTTTCACGTTGGTTGTTTGTGAGCTTGCCCATTTTCCGGGGCCCGGAACACTGCCTTCGTTCGAGACATTACAAGCCCGGCGAGCATATTTGGTACTGGACTCATTCTGGCTTCGTGGCATGGCTCTCTGATCAAGGATTTGTTATGCGAGATTGCAGCCGGATTGAGAGCCAGATTGGCCGGGAAGGCATTGTGAGCTATGTCTTTGAGCGGGCACCTGTCGGTGATGGCCGACTTCGCCAGGCGGCGTAACGGAGAGCATATGTACAAATGGCGCATTGTTGTCCCGCCCGCTGAGCCTGTTGTTGATCTGGCCGCTCTGAAGCAGCACCTGCGAATTATCTGGGATTATGAGGATGACTACCTGGAGAAGCAGTTGTTGCCGGCGGCGGAGCGCCGTTGTGAAGCCTGGATGAAGCGGAGCCTGGCGCCGCAGACACTTGAAGCAGCGTTTGATGGCTTTGTCGGTTGTGGTGGGTTTCGCCTGGCGCGGCCGCCGCTGATTGAAGTTGAGTCGGTCACTTATACCGATGCTGACGGGGTTGGCCAGGTCATGGATTTGGCTGATGTAGCCGTGGATACCTTTGAAGAGCCGGGCATGGTGTTCCCGCTCCCGGGGCAGCACTGGCCAACGACGCAGCGTGGCAACCCAAACGCGGTGAAAGTTCGTTACCGGGCGGGCTATGAAAGCCATTCCAGTCCGGTGGGAGCCGCCGTTCCGGCGGACTTGGTAGCGGCGGTTCTATTGACTGCTGGTGATCTTTACGAAAACCGGGAGAGCACCATCGTGGGTGTCAGCGCTCAGCAGGTGCCGCTGGCGGCAGAACGGCTTATGGACCCTTATCGGGTATTCATGGTGCTGGAATGAGGGCGGGCCGTCTCAAGCACAGAGTGGAGATTCTTCACCGGGTGGGTGGGCTGGATGATGCAGGCCAAGAGATCGAAGGTGATGAAGGTTGGGAGGTATGGCAGGGCGGCGTTCCTGCTTTTGTGAACCCTGTTCGTGGCGCTGAAGGTGTTCAGGCCGGGGTTATGGTTCAGGGGGTGTCCGATTATGAAATCACCCTTCGTTATCTGCCGGGAATAGTTCAGACCATGCGGGTGCGGTGGCATGAAACCTACGATTCGCCAGCCATTGTTCATGAGTTTGACATTGTGGGATCGCCGCAAATTTTCGCGGCAAGGCGCGAAATAAAGCTGAGCTGCAAGGAGCGAGATTCTCATGGCTGGCGGGGGTAAAGGCAAAGGCATGGAAGGAATGGCGGCCTTGGAGCGCCAACTGGACAAGCTGGAGCTGCTGGCCAGTGGTACCAAAGACAAAATTCTGCGAGCTGGTGTCCGGGCCGGAGGTAACGTCTTTGCCAAAGAGATGCGGCGGTCAGCCCCGAAGGGCGACGTTGCTCATAAAACCTACAAAGGTCGGTTGGTTTCGCCGGGATTCGCTGCTCGGAACGTAAAGGTGACAACGCCCCGCAAGGCTCGCAGCAAGCATCATGCCACCGCGCTGATTGGCGTCAGATCAGAAGCTTTCTATGTGTTGCAGTTTGTAGAGCTGGGGACATCAAAGTTCCCCGCTGAGCCCTGGGCTGTGCCCGCTTATGAGCGCGCCAAGCACAAAGCCATTGAGGCTTATAAAGACAGAGTGATCAAGCGGATCCTGAAAATTACCAGGTCAGGCAAATGATTGAGCAGGCGTTGAGAAAATACCTCATTGCGGCCCCGGCCGTAGCTGGCCTTATCGGCGAGCGGGTGCATCCCCTGGTAATACCCCAAGGGGGCAAAACGCCCTGTATCACCTATCAGCGAAGTGGGGCGCGCAGGCACAAGACAACGTGCAAGACCAGCAGGTTGGTGGGTGCCCGGGTGAAGCTGGATTGCTATTCAAAAACCTATATCCAGGCACAGGCCCTGGCAGCGGCGGTTTGGCAGGAATTACGCGATTTATCGGGTGACATGCAAGGGGTGGAGGTGAACGACCTGAGCCTTGAGCTGGATCTGGACCTGAGCGACATGGAGCCGGGTTTGTACCGGCAATCTCAAACTTATCTTATCTGGTACTACGAATCATAGGAGGCCGTCATGAGCGGTGGTGAAGACGCGTTTGTAGGTAATTTCAAACTCCGCATGGGTGATGCCGGCTCTCCGGAGCAGTTCGCAAACCTGTGTGAAGTATTCGATGTTGGCGGTGTGGGTGAAACCAGTGAACAGGTGCAGTCCACCACGTTCTGTAACGACGGCTCCCACGTTTATATCCCGGGCCTGGCGGATGGCAACGAGGTGACGTTCTCTTCCAACATCACGCTGAATGAGAACGGCTCGCTGGATACCGACGCGGTGGCTCTCATTCAGGCCATCAAGGCCAAGGAGAGCCGGAATTTCCAGGCCGTCTTTGACAAAAACAGCCCGGTGGTGGGCTTTCAGTTCACCCTGGCGTTGTTGAGCTGGGAGCTGGTTCCCTCTGTCACCGATAAGAACACCATTAACTTCACCGGCAAAATCAGCGGTGGGGTGGAGATTATCTAATGGCCGGGAAAACTGTTGGCAGCTTTGATGAATTCATGGCATTGGCAGCCCCTGTAATCGGCAGTGTTGAGGTCAGGGGCCGTAAGGTCCATATCCGGGAGCTGTCTGATCGGCAGCGTAAAGAGATTGCGGAAGCGAGCAAGGAAAGCCAGGAGGAATGTCTGGCGGCAGTTCTTGCCTTTGGTGTTGTTGACGGATCGGGTAATCCGTTGATGACCCGCGATCAGGCTCGAGAATATGGTTCCTCCTCGCCTGGTGTGATCCAGGAGATCAGCGAGGCAATCATGAAACTCTCCGGCATGCAGGACGAGGAGGGTGAGGACCCGGGAAAAGACTGAGCCCAATCCAGCGTTTCAAGCATCGGTTGGCGCTGGGGTTGGGGCGAACGGTCGGTGAGCTGGAGTGTTCTCTGAGCCCTCGCGAACTGGCGGACTGGCAGGCCTACTACCTGCTGGAGCCCTGGGGGGCCTGGCGTGATAACTACCATGCAGGCCTCGTAGCGGCGCGGCTCAGTAATCTGTTCCGGGGCAAAAAAGCCAAACCGGTATCCCCTGCAGATTTTTTCTACGAATACTCCGCACCGCAAAAAAGCCAAACAAACTGCGAATCCTTCAAGGTTTTGTTGATGGCGCTCGCGAAGGATAAATCTCATGGCAGAAGATCTGGCAAAACTGGTCCTCCGGATGGAGGCGCAGACAGCCCAGTATCAGCGGGAACTGGAGAAATCCAGGGAGAAGCTGAACCGCATTGATCGTACTACCAAGAAAATGCAGGAAAATACCCGGCGGCGGTTTGCTGCAATGGAATCAGCATCGAACCGTTTAAAGGGTGCTGTTGCGGGGATGGTTGCTGCTTTTACGCTTCATAAGTTCTCTTCTTGGATTAAGTCGTCCATTGATGGAGCAGATAGAGCCAATAAATTTGCCCAGCAGGTTGGTGTTGCCACGGAAACACTTACGGGGCTTGACCTTGGGCTGAAGTTATCTGGCACTAATATGAAGTCCTTTGAGGGTGGGTTGGTTCGCCTCAACAGGTCTATCAGTGATGCTGATCAGGGCCTGGCTACCCAGAAGCGAGCGTTTTCGGATCTGGGTATCAGCGTTAGGGATTCCAAGGGCGAATTAAAAAGCTCTGAGCAGGTGCTGCGTGAAGTTGCCGATAAATTCTCTCAAATGGAGGATGGTGTTCGAAAAACCGCCAGAGCACAGGAGATATTTGGGAGGTCCGGTGCAGAGCTAATTCCATTCCTGAATCAGGGTAGTGATGGCCTTGACAGGATGATTGACCGATCTCGGGACCTTGGATTGGTTTGGACCCGCGAATCGGCGGCAGCGGCAGAGGCGTTTAATGACAAGTTGACCATCTTGGGCAGTGTAGCTGAAGGTATTGGCAACCAGGTCGCGCGCGATATGTTGCCAATAATGAGCGATTTGGCGGATTACCTCATTGAGGTTTCAGAGGATGGAAGTGTTGCAGCTACCGTAGCGAATGCGCTTTCTACCTCGTTGAAAGGCGTTGCAGCCACTACGGTCGGGGCGGTTGCAGCATTTGAGTTGCTCGGTAAGGCCATCGGAAGTGGGTTGGCGGCCCTGGATGTTGGTCTCGAAGATGCTGAGTGGTATGAAAAAGTTATTCCTGTTCTAGCGGCCCGCCGGATTTATAAAAACCTCGATGATGTAAAAGGGGCGCTAGATGTGTCCCTTACCGATATCAATGAGACGATTGGCAAATATGCGGTTGCGTTCGACAAAATCTGGGCTGCTGGTGAAGGTGAAGGCTCGGGTTTGGCGGATCGGATTGCAGCCATCCGTGGAGCATTTGATCGTCCTGATGGTGACAGTGGTGGTTCCTCTAGTTTTCTGGAAGATCAGATTAAAGAAATCGATAAGCTGATCGATAGGGCTCATAAATCAACTGAAATCTGGAGCCGGGCCCGCGATGCGGCAAACCAGCAGCTTCAAGGGGTCGTTGATTCCTTGATGACTGAAGAAGAGCAGATCCGTGCCAGCTATGAGCGGCGGCAGCAGATAATTCTGGATAACACGGCACAGGCCTCCCAGAAACAGGCGGCCCTGTTGGCGCGTCTGGAAATGCAGAAAAATGAACAGCTTGAGGAGCTGAATCGGGGCTACTGGGAGAGGTACCTGGCGGCGGCTGATGAGGCTCTGACTAACCTCAACGACATTGCGGCTACCACTATTTCGAATTTTGCGAGCGGCGTGGGCAATGCGTTCGAGAGCATGATTTTCGATGCTACAAGCGCCAGTGACGCCTTCAGAAACTTGGCTGAAGGGATGGCCAGGGCAATCGTCAATGCCTTGGGGCAGATGGCGGCTCAGTGGGCAGCTTATCAACTTGTTCAGCTTGCTGTCGGAAAAACAACAGCGTTGGCATCGGCGGGGGCCATGGTTGCTCAAGCTCAGGCCGCAAGTGCTCAGGCAGCCCTTAACGCGTATTCAAGCACTGCCGCTATTCCTATTGTTGGTCCCGCTGCAGCGCCGGCTGCAGCTGCGGCAGCTACTGCTGCCACGGCGCCGTTTGTGGCAACTATCGCAGCTACTTCTTTTGCTGGCATGTTCGATAAGGGTGGGGATATCCCGGCAGGTATGTGGGGCATTGCTGCGGAGCGTGGCCTGGAGCTTGTCGGTAATCAGTTGCTCCGCCAGCCTTCGATTGTTCAGGGGCCGGCACACGTCACCAGTAGAGCTGATACGGCCTCAATGCTGGGGCGGAAACCGGAAGTTAATTTGCGGAACATCAACGTCCTTGATCCGCGTGTTGTTGGTGATTACTTGGGGACTGACGAAGGCGAGCAGCAGATCGTCAACATCATGCAAAAGAATCGGAGTGCCGCCTGATGGCAGTGGAAACCGGTACCGCAACGGACCATGTGGATCTGTTCAATAAGCTGTACACCTTTCTGACCAGTAACGCCGATCTGGTGAACGCCGGGCAGCAGTGGGAGCGGGTGGCTAGTGTAGGCCAGACTCCGCCGTTCACGGCCAGCCAGGGCACCTCTGGTGCCGGTGATGAGAACGATACGACTGGCGCTGTAATGCTGAAGGGGCCGGGCCTGGCGGGTGCTGATGAAATCTTTGTGTCGCTGCGCCTGTACGACAACACCAGCCTGAACCGGCAAATGCTGTTCATGCGGGGCCACAACGGGGTCATCGCCGGGAACAGCAGCTACCAGAACCATGTGAATACGGGCCCCAGAAAGGCAATCCCGGTGTGGGGCCAGAACATGGCGTACTGGTTTGTTGCCAGTGGCCGGCGGTTTTATGGCGTGGTGAAGCTGGGGACCGTTTACGAGGTCTTCTATTGTGGCTTCTATTTGCCGTACGCCTCTCCGGCGGGGAACCCTTACCCCTTGATGATCGGCGGCACCACCGCTCGCGATACTGCCGATATTGGGCAAGAAACCACTGGGGACGATCATCGGGCCTTTGTGGACCCTTGGGAGCGAGATCCGGGCAGCCTTACCGCTATCACCTATTCCGGCAACTGGGTGAACTTCCGCCATGACAATGACAGCGGGCATTCGTCCGGCATTGATCATTGTGTCCACCCGTTCCAGGCGGCGATTTTTCCGCGCTCCCTGGGTGGATTTAATGACCTTTACACGCCGCCCAGCCGCGACTGGGAGAACTGCCGGTCGAGCTATCTTTTTTCTCAGGCCCAGCTGCTGGGCGGCGGTTACCTGCTCACCCCGCTGACTCTGCACGCCTCGCAATACCATGATCCGGCTCAGGCGGACCCCGGTGTGCTGGGTGTGATGGACGGTGTGTTTCATGTGGCCGGAAACGGCAATGTGGCCGAGAACCTGGTGCAGGTGGGCGGCGTTAACCACCTGGTGGTGCAGAACGTCTATCGGACCTATAACGCGGCCTATTTCGCCATGACGCTGGAGTAAGTATGCCTTTCGCGACCACAAACCCTTCTGACCTGACTGGTGCCATTGCGGATCTGGCGGACTTCTACCAGAACACCATGGGCTGGTCGGTTACCCACGATGTGGGTGCTGTCACTCTGCAGGTCACCATTCCCGGGAAAACGGCTGTTTTCACGATCTCGAAAGAGGATTTCGTGTACTCTGGGTTTTCCGGTGGGGCCGATTTTGAGGTATTGGTCATTGATGTGACGAATATCGCCGCGCCCATTAAGGCCAAGGTGAACTGGCTCAACCCGATTACCTCTATGCGGGTGCATGCGGACGATGCCGGTGCAGAGCCGTGGTCGCTGATCACATTTGAATCAGCGCCGGATTATTTTCACCACGCCTGCTTTGGTTATGTTGAGAAATTGGGCTCTTACTCTGGGGGCGCATTTGCGGACGGGACCTGCTGGGCGGATGGGCTTCAGTCTGCCTACCTTGAGTGGGACACCAACTACAACCACCTGCTGTTTAACGGTGAATACAACAAGTCCAGTTACGATGGTGATTGGGGCCGTTGGAGTGGTGGCCTTGAAATTGATCATGTGGATGCTGATTCGGCGGTGTACCACTTCAGCGATCAGGATGGGGGTTACATCCTCGGCGGTGGTTGGGGCGATGCGTACAACGGTCTGTTGAGTTGGGTGGAGCCAGTAGGGGCTGATGGCTCAATCAACATGCATCCAGTGGTTCTTTTTGCCAATTTGACGGGCAATAACTTTCTTTCCCCGGTTGCCTGCGTGCCTGGCGTGCGCATGATCAATTGCCTGCCTTTCGAGAATGCTCAGATCGTGTCCATTGGTGGCCAGAATTGGCAGGTCTTCCCTATGTGCAACAAGTCGATCCCCTACGGTGAGACGGGTGGCGATGGGTCAGGCCCGGGCAACATCCAACCGGATGGCAGCAACTTCAGATTGAATATCGGCGGCGCAACGGAGCGCTGGGGTATTGCCGTACTGCATGAGGCATAACTGTGGCGACGTTTTCAGGGGTCATTGCGAAAGGTGGCAGCGGCCAAGCCGTCAATGTGAACGGTACCGCCAACCTGGATGGTCGCACGTTGCCTCGTTGGCAGGCTGTCTCTGTGCTGGATTCGGTTCAGAAGCCGCTGGCAGGGGATCTGCAGGATAATAGTCCCATCCCTGGCTTCCCGGCGCAGTCACTTGCTGGGCGGCGGGCCTGCTCGTATTTCGATGATTTCTACAACCGGATTTACTTCACTCCGAGTCCGTTGGATTTCGAAGCAGTCATTGCTGACACCGAAAAGACCTTTGATGTGTGGTCGGCATTCCTGGGCCCGCAGACGCTGGAATCTGTCTCGGCGGATCTGGACCCCACGGTCAACCTGGTTCATCCGGCAACCCCGCTGGAGTTCGCGGGGCTGGAGCTTAAAACATTCACGGTGCAGGCAGCACTCAATGGCCCGCCGGGCATCGATACCAGCTACACCTTCTCTTTCGAAGGAGTGGAATACGATCTGCAGGTGCTGGGCACCCGGATCCGGTTGTGGCCCTATAGCGCCCTGGTGCCGGCGCGTGAGACGTTGGAGTGGCTCACTGACATTCTGCCCAGCTACAAGAATGAGCAACGCCTGGCATTGCGGCGGGCGCCGCGGCAATCATTCCGGTACAGCCATAACCTGACGCCCCGTGAATTCAGCTATGCCAAGCTGCTGACCAAGACCTGGGGCCATAATAATTATGCTGTGCCGGTATGGCATGAAGCGCAAGCGGTGGGCGATGTGCCCGCCGGTACCGGTGCGATCGCTGTGGATACCAGCTGGGGTGATTGGCGCGACAACCTGCTGATCTGGTCCGGCTCAGAGAGTTACCAGATTGCCAAAATTGCCGAGGTGCAGCCCGGCAGCATCCTGCTGGAAGACCCCACTGAACAATCGCTCACCGGGGCCTGGGCGGTACCGCTGCGGGTGGGTCGGCTGATCAATGGGGCCCAGTTTGCGCGCAGCACGCCGATTATTCCGCGCTCTGATGTGGAATTTCTGATTTCGGACAATGTGGACCTGGGGGCAACCCCGTGGCCGCAATACCGGAACCGTGACCTGGTGACCGACTGCAGCGTGATTCTGGGATCCATGAATGAGCGGATCGTGCGGGCAGTGACCGAAGTGGACAACGGCAGCGGGCCGGTAGTGGTGTTGCCTGATTTCGATTATGCCACCCATGCGCAGACCGTGACCTTCCAGAGTCAGGACCGGGCCCAGCAGTGGCAATTCCGGCAATGGCTACACAGCCTTCGCGGCCGCCAGCGTGGCTTCTGGCTGCCCAGCTGGAACAAAGACCTGGAGCTGGCAGAGAACATTGTTTCCGGGGCCACCCAGTTCCGCGTCAAGGCCATCGGCTACCCAGAGTTTCTTACAGTTAGTGACGTGGCGTTTGTCATGCACGACGACAGCCTGGTCACCGCGCGGGTGCTTACCGGTGCAGCCAGCACTGGCGGTACCGAGCTGCTGGATGTGGAAACGCCCTTTGATGGCGGAATTGATATGGCAGATGTGCAGATGCTCTGCTTCCTGAGCTACATCCGCCTCAATGCCGACCGCGTGACCATCGATCACGATGGAGCGCGCTTCATGCGCGTGAGCATCCCGGCTATTACCACCCCTGAATCCTGACGGGAATTCCATGGATTACCTGACCGTAGAGCAGTCGCTGGAACTGGGCGACCCGGTAGAGCTGTATCAGTTTGCCGAGGGTGACAACGTGTACCGGTATGCCAGCTGTGCGGAACCGGTGGTGTTCGAGCAGAACACCTTCCAGTCTTCCAGCATCAAGCGAGACCGGATCAAGCAAAGTCAGGACCAGAACAAAAACACCGTGGATATTGAATTCCCGGTGACTGACCCATTCGGTAGCCAGTTCATCGGTTTTCCCCCGAGTCAGGTGGTGAGCGTGACTATCTGGCGTGGCCACTTTGGGGTGAATGATTTTGTCGTGTACTGGAAGGGCAGGGTGGTCGGCAGCAATGCCGACGAGAACGCGGTGAAGATTCAGTGCGAGCCCATTTTCACTTCCTTACGGCGCCCAGGCCTGCGGGCCCGGTATCAGCTGTTTTGTCGCCATGCGCTGTATGACAGCGGTTGCCGGGTGAATCGTAATGCGGTGGCCTTCCCGGGCACGGTTTCGGCGGTGAATACCCTGGATGTGACCGTGCCGGGCCTATCTGTGAATCCGGACGGCTGGTATACCGGCGGCATGGTGCTGTATCGCGGGGTGTTTCGGTTTGTCACCTTGCATGTGGGTGACGTGATCACCCTTTCTCAGCCGTTATCGGCATTAGAGACAGGGACAGAAATCACCGTTTTCCCTGGCTGCGACCACCGCAAGCAGACCTGCATCGACAAGTTCGACAATCTGGAAAATTTCGGTGGCTTCCCGTGGATCCCGAACAAAAACCCCTTCGAGGTGAACATTTCATGAGGGAGTCCCGGTAATGGCAATTGGCACAATTATCGCGGTCGCTGCCCTTGTTTTGTCGGTGGCCAGCTTTTTCCTGGCACCCAAGCCGCCTTCTCAGCGGCGACCGTTGGCGGGGCTGGATGAGTTCGATTTCCCCACCGCAGAAGCTGGCCGGGAAATCCCGGTGCTGCAGGGTACCCGCGAGATCCGCGGGCCTAACGTTGTGTGGTATGGGCACCTGGCGTCGTGGCGGTCAGGGGGTGACGATCAGTACAGTCACTATGCCATTGGCGTTCATATGGTCATCTGCCATGGCCCTATTGATGAGATTTCCCGTATTCGGGTTGAAGAGAAAACGGCGCTGAGCGGCTCCCTGTCCGACGGGAACTACTACATCGACAAGCCTTGGCTGTTCGGTGGCCGCAAGAAAGAAGGCGGCCTGGAAGGCACGGTGGGAATCCAGATGGGGGCCGTCACCCAGACCGCTGACCCGTACCTAGTTGCCCGCCTTGGCAATACCTGTCCGGCATTCCGGGGCGTGGTGTCCGTCATCCTCAAACAGATGTACATCGGCACCACGTCCTACATGAAGCCCTGGGCGTTCCGCTGCACCCGGGTGATGACCACCAGTAACGGGCAGCAGCAGTGGTACCCGGCCAAGGCCGCTATCGGGCCTGACATGAACCCGGCCCACATGATCCGCGAAGACCTGACCGACGCTGTGTGGGGCATGGGCTACTCCGCCCAGGACATCGATGATGCCAATTTCCGGGCGGTGGCAGATACCTTGTATGACGAGGGCTTTGGTCTTTCCCTGCTGTGGTCCCGCACGGAACCGCTCGAGGACTACATCAGCAAGACGCTGGAGCACATTGAAGCGGTGATTCGCGTGGGGCGTGTGTCTGGGCAGTTCGAAATCAAACTGCTGCGGGACGATTACGACCCCGAGGCTCTGTTGGTGCTGGATGAGACCGTGGTTACCAAGGTGACCAACTACAAGCGGCCGGCCACCGGTGAGCTGATCAACCAGGTGGTGGTGACGTACTGGAACACCGAGCGACAGAAAGACGATACAGCCAGCGCCGATGATATTGCCCTTCAGGCCGAACAGCAGGGTGTGGTGCAGGAGTCCGTGGACTATCCGGGCATCACCAATCCGGTACTCGCCAGTCGCGTGGCGGCGCGAGATCTGCAGGCCCTTTCGACGCCGTTGTCATCCTGCACGGTCTACGCCAATCGCCGGGCGGCAGAACTGCAGGTAGGTGACCCGTTCAAGCTCTCCTGGCCGAAAATGGGCATTGAGTCTGTGATCATGCGGGTGGTCAACATCGAGCTGGGCGGGTTAACCGACAACCAGGTCAAGATCACCTGCGCGCAGGACGTATTCGCCCTGAAAAGCGCCCTCTATACGCCGCCGGCAGGCACTGAATGGGAAGAGCCGGACAACGCGCCCCAGGCAGTGCAGTACCGCCATATCGTGGAAGCGCCGTATTACTCGCTGGTCAAGAATCAGTGGGCCGATGCTCAGGTGGCCATCGCCGCGGCAGCGCCCACCAGTGACGCTACCTTTGCGGGCATCAGTTCGACCCACGGAGATCCCGGCTATGACGACGCTGGCGACCTGCCGTTTGCGCCGGTGGCCGTACTGGATGCTGACATGGATGAACAGCAGACAGTTTGGCCGGTGTCCGATTTCGAGGGTTTCGGGCGCCCCGATTCGCCAGCACTGGTGGGCAGCTATGCAGTGGCCGGGACCGAGGTGCTGGTTGTCGAGGCTGCCACGGAAACCGAAGTGACCGTTGGCCGGGCAGCCATGGACACAGTGCCTGTGAAGCACCTGGCAGGCGAGCGAATTCTGTTTTCCGGTCCCTACACCCGCAACGATGCCTGGACCTATGCCGCTGGGCAGACCACCAGCATCAAGCTGCTCACGAACACCGGGCAGGGCGAGCTGGATGCCGGGCTGGCCCCGGTGGATTCCGTCACCTTCGATCAGCGTGCCGAGCGGCCTTACCCGCCGGCCAATATCACCCTCAATGGCGATTACTGGGCGGCAGATGTGCATGGCGACATTAACGTGGCCTGGGCACACCGCAACCGGGTGACGCAGGGCGCCACGCTGGTGGACTGGTACGCCGGCAGCATCACCCCGGAAGTGGGTACCACCTACGACATCGCCCTCAAGCAGGGAGCGTCTGTGGTCGCGTCGGTAACGGATGTCACCGGTACCAGCGCAGTCATTACACCGCCGGCGGACGGAGAATACACGCTGGAAGTGATCAGCAAACGGGATGGCCTGACCAGCTGGCTGACCGTCTCGCACACCTTCAATTGGACACGCACAGAACCCATGGTGACGGAAGCGGGCGAGCCCATGCTGACCGAAGCCGGGGATGTGATGATTCTGGAGTAACACATGGGCAAGAAGTGGTCGGAAGTGGTTAGCGAGAGCCCTGCTGGGCCCTTGGATGGCTCGGAATTGGTCGTTGCGGTCCAGGGCGCGCAAACGGTCGGCCTGGATTACGCAACCCTGAAATCCTGGTTGCAGTTCAAGAACAACCTGACGGCCACGGCCGATCCGGGTGTAAATGATGACAGCACGGCGGGTTATGAGGCGGGCAGTAAGTGGCTTAACACCAGCACCAATGAGTGGTTTATCTGTTCGGTTGCAACGGCTGGGGCAGCTGTTTGGGAGCCGCTTTCGCTGTCTGCGGATGATCTGGGCTCGGCTGCGCTGGTGAATACTGGCACCGGGGCGGGCGATGTGCCTCTGAACAGCGATTTGGGCACTGCTGCATATGAGCAGTTCAAGAGTATGCCTTTCCTCAATCAACTGCAGTATTCAGGCCGGTTCACGGACTCGGACTATGGCCTAACCATTTCCGGTGCGTTACAGAATATCGCAGCAATTTTCACTCTGTATAACGGATCGTCCATCTCTGATGCTGGTCAGTTCATTCACAATAATACGGACTACGGCGGTGGCGCGGGCAATATGACGCAAGCGGTCATCGATTTGATCGAGGATCAGGGACGCTCAGCCGTCGAAAAGCGTTATGGCCCTGAATTTCGGGTAGCAGAGTACTTGGCCGGTGGCGGTACCTCAGCCCCAATATCAGGCCCTCTCGGCACCAAGTACCCTCTGGCGGTAGCGAGCTTTGCTGTACTCGGGTTTGGGGCCGACAATTTCACTACTGTGTGTTTCTGGGTGGCGGCCATTGATAACCCTATCTACCTACATATCGCAGGCTCCAAGCGCCATTGGGTGAACGGCGTAGAGCCCGCGGATTCGACGTATGTGCTCAACCCCGCTGACGGTTGGGTTTTCTATCGGACTACTGATCAAAATACTTTGGGGTACACCACGGCCCTGCCAAGGATCTGCGCTAATAACGGTGATCGGGTGCGAGTGGCGCTACCATCCAAGTTTCCGGGCTTTTTCGATCCCGGTATCTACCTATCCCCATACATCAACTCGGTGATTCTGTGATGCGTATATTGAGAGATGGTGTTTACTTTTCAGAGGGCGAGGACCTCGAGTTTATTGCTGCGGCGGCTGAGGAGCCTGTGTCCCTCTACAGCTTCCACCCAGACGACTATCGGGCACATAAGCTGGCAGAGATCAAAGCCGCATGTGAGGAGGAACTGTCCAGCTTGCAGACTTCATACCCGGCTTCGGAGGTACTGAGCTGGGACAAGCAGGAGCGCGAGGCCAGAACCTTTGTGGCAGATCCGGCGGCGGCGGTCCCTCTGATTTCCAATCTGGCGGCAGTACGGGGTATCAGCGTTTCAGACCTGGCGAGCCGGATCATCCAGAAAGCTGACGCCTATACGGCGGCCATTGGTGCAGCCCTGGGCAAACGGCAGAAGCTGGAAGACCAGCTCAATGCTCTCACCGACTGGGAGAGCATGGCCGAGATCAAGTGGTAA